TTGCAGGGAATGTAGCGCCGCCACTATAGGGAACGTCGCCTTCTTTCAAAAACCCAGTTTCTTCCGAAGTTTTTTCAGTCGTAGCCGCCGCTGCGCGCAGCGGGGGCATGGGATTGGCGATTTGATAATCATATCTTTCCTTCCAATCATCTTGCGCGCGTTCTTCCGTCGCGCGCTGGATCGCGTCTTGAGCATAAGTCCCCCCAAAGGTTTTGATTGCCTCACCTACGGCGGCACGAGAGCCGAGGGGGGAATCAGTGGTTTGGTAATTTCCAGATTGACCGCCAGTAGCGCGGAGAACGGTTAAAGGATTAAAGCCAGCATTTTTTGCGCCTTTAACGAGCCATTTAAAGCGCTCGTTTTCCATCCGTTCTTTTTCTTGGAAATCCCATTGAGGTTTTTTGCCTTTGCTTAGAAGTCCGCCAAGTAATTGGCTACCTCCCGCAATAGCGGCTGCTTGCCACATTTTTTGTCCTTCCTTGTTTGGTTTTTAAGCTTTGAGCGATTTTTTATTTTTATGCAACGTTTTTTAGCGCAACGCTTTCGCGGTTTCGGTTCCTCTTCCGAGGCGTAGCGTCAAAACGGGGGGTTTTTTTGTGGTTTGTTGGGCGCCGTGGGCGAGCGCTGCACGCGGCAAGGGTTCCCCTTTTTTTGACGGTTGTTTTGTTTGTGAACGTTGTATCCCCCCCTGCCCCCCGAAGGGGGGTGGTTTTGAGCCAGCAAGCTGGCAAGGTAGTTGGGGAACGGATGTTCCCCAAACCCCTATCCTTGGTTGTTCAACCAGTTGCAACAAAGCGTGATGGAACATCACCCTTTGGCTTCGCCCCTACGGGTTTCAATCAAGTTGAACAATCCGCTTTGTTCGCTCCGCGCTGGCTCAAGGATCAAGGACGGGGGCAAGCCCCGTCTTGAACCATGGCCGCTAGATAGCAAACAAGGAGAGAAAGAATGGCGTATTACATCAAGAGAATGAGTGACACAGGTATTTGTTTGGGGTACCTCGCAGCACAAGCGCCGCAGGGCACCCCACCTTGGTACATGATAAAAGAGGATTGCGCAGTATTCGAAACGAAGGCACTCGCTGATGCGATGGCCGACGACTGGCAAACCTACTACACGACCAAGGGTTACGGTTACCAAGTGGTAACCGTTAAGCGGAACTAACACCACCTTCGAGCATGTTCATGCTTCTTTTGGCGGGCCTTTTGGTCCGCCTTTTGTTTGCGCGTTGGCTCATAACGAGCACTGTTACCCGCGCCACTATCTGGACGCTCGACGCAATCAGCATCAAAGGCAAAGCCGTCGGAATTGCGCTTGTTGCGCCGCTTTGCGTTGAACGCCGCCAGATGTTGAGGTGACTTACGCACCTTTGGCGATTGCTTGAAAGGTTCAAGGCGCTCTTTTTGGCGGTCCCGCCGTTGCTTCGACACAGGCTGGACAAGGCCCAGAGATTGCGTGACCAATCCACCTTTTTTGGGAACATATTTCGGTACCGGCTCAAAGGGCCGTTTCGGGTATTCCGGTGCTTTGATCTTTTCGGGGGGACGCCGATCAGGATACATCGCACGATAAACCAAAGACCCCGGCTTTATGGGGGGTCTACGCAGGTCAGCCATTTGGCGCACCTGGGGGGCGCTATTTCGTGTACTCGATCCAATAGTTGACGAAGTACTTGTGGTGACAGTGGTGCCCGCACGCTTTGTTCTACCTTTACGCCGTCTACGAGGCTTTGCCATATCATTTCCCTTTCATTGTAAACTTCTGCAATCACGTGTTTGCCACGGTGAATTAAGTTGACGTTGCCGACAGAGTAGGTCGTTTCAACGTCATAAGAAATGCTTTCGACAGGCTCATAGCCATAATGTCGCGCAATAAATTGCTGTAAAGGCAAAGGTAGTTCGCTTGTGTCTTGGCATAAATCGCCAAGGTATTCAGAAATTTCTTCATTAAGCGGGAGCGGTTGTTCGGGTCGATCTACAGCCCATTTAAACAAATAGGCATCTATCATTTTTGAATAGAGAGCAGTCTCCCGACCGACCGGATAATAAAACGGTTTGCCAGATTGCGAAGGGTTGTCAGGTATGGTGAAGCGATCACTATCAGAAAACAGGCTAAGGCCGTTTGCTACGTGATCTTCCGCGTATTTAATAAGATATTCGGACCCAAGCATGGGGTTCTTCGAATACTTCATTACCGCACGCTCAAGATTATCTTTGTTGAGATAATCCATCATATAGACCGCGCACCCTTGTTTGGAACGCGGTATTTCCGCGTAAGTATGCCCATGGGGCCAGAGTTCCCATTGCCATTCTGTATTCAACGTCATCTCAGGCGGTTCGTTTTGCCAGAAGATCAGCACATGAAAGTGTGCTCTTTCTAGCTGGGTTCCATGCTCACCAACTGCGACGTATTTGAATTTGTGTCCTGCTTTGCGCAGACGCTTAAAGAAAAGCTGACAATGTTGGTAATTGACCCAATAGGCGTCGATATTGTCATACCCACCGCCATAGGTAAGCGTAAAGAAGTTGACGCTGTGGCAGGTTTGTTCTTCCGCAAGCATACGGCCAATCCAATGACGTTTCCGCGCAGATATACATTCATTGCACTTTCGGCATTGAGCGGCCATTTTTTCGCCCTGATATTTCGTTTCGATCATCACTGGTCTGTTACACATATATTTCCGTTTTTGGAAGGGTGGTGTCAGTTCCGCTACAGAGGTCAAGTCGTGTTGCATCTGGCCACCGTCTCAGGGGAGAGGTGGCCAGATGGCGCGCAACTAATCCAAGGGGAATTCGTTGCGCTTGTAGTGAGGTCTGCAAGCTTCAAGGTATTTAGCTATCGCCTCGTCAGTTTCTAGGGCGATTTCATCCAATCGCTTTTGCGTCATGGTGCTAGTCGCGTTTTCGGTGATTGAGAAACGTAAAGTTTCCAATGTGAAATGAAGTTCACAATCACACTTTGAAGCAGCGACTTTAGCTAGCTGCTGAATAACGCGGATTTCGGATAGAGAAAGGTCTTTGCCGAAGTCGTAATGCCTGACGACGATAGTCGATAACGACCACCGCTGTTGTTCTACGTCAGCCACGAGAGGGATACCTTCTAATTCGGCATCTTTAACTATCCGTTGCGCTACCTTTGTCTGGCTTTGTTTCTGATCCAGATATTCCAGAGGACGAAGCATCTTCGCTGGACGCAAATGTTTCGTCTTCAGTATCGACAACGCTTCGCTCAGGGTTTTTGCGTACCTTTTCCTTTTTCGCGGAAAATGCTTCTGGTGCATCGTCTCCAAGTTCTGATCTAGCGTTTTCTCTGGATCTATCAGCAAATCGTTTTTCCATTTCTCTACGATCGAGTTCCCGATCTATTTCGTTGCGACGCATCATACGGTGTATGGCTTGCATCTCCGGGGTTAGCGGAGAAGGTCGATCCAGCGAGGTAAATATCTCAGTGGACCTTTGCAAGCGCTCTTGCACGCGGCTGAATGGCCGGAGCCAGATAGCACTAGCACAAGAGAAAGAGATTTCCCCTTGGCCAGTGACGACTACTTCTTGCTGACCGCTGCCAAAGCCGAGAATGAGACCGAATTCATTTTTTATGATGCAGGGCTTGACGGTTCGGACTTGAAAGGAGATGCCGCCCTCGAAGGGCAGCACCTCTTTGTCATCCCATTCAACCCAGTCGGAAGGAGATGTTTTCATGTGTCAGTTCCATCCCCTACAAGACGTTCAGTCGGAACTTGCGCTTCGACCGCGTCATAATCTCCCTGTGCCTCACGCAGTTGCTCACCGAAGTAGGTAAGTCCGCTGATTTGAACATCACCAGCTACCCACCATTCGAAAGGGTCCGCGTTTTGGGTCGCAAAGACTTCATGGGACACTTCGCTTGAGATGTAGAAGTCCGGCCCGAGAGTTGGGTCCGTGACTTCTGTTGACCATATCCGGTTTCGATTTTCGTCCCAAGCGTCGGTAGGCGAAGGCCGGTAGTACTTACCGCCAACGTTTGGTGCCCGACGCATCCACTCATGATTGAGAGGAGCATAACCAAAGAGATCATTTGGCAAGCTGTGGCTTTCATCTACTTCACCGTTTTTAACCGTTGATACGGGTTGGGGGTCCAACTCATCCGATGTGCGGTTGGGCAGTTGCTCAACTGCTGTTGTGCGCATGTAATAATCGCGCTGCCTTTCGTAAATCATTTCTGGCAGCACTTGCGCAGCAACTACGATAACGCCGCCAGTTTGCAAGGCAGGAGAACGCAGGTTCAGTGAGAGAGATGTCCGCCCGTCAGCAACCGACTTCTGAAGGTTTTCACCGTCTGTTGCATAGCGTTCAGACATACCGACGATTGTGTCGGAGTGATCCAATAGAATTGGTTGCTTGAGACTTTCATCGTTAAGACGAATACCGGACAGCAATTGGTCGATCATCCAATCGTCACTCATGCCTTGATATTCATTGCGCATTTGCGCCCAAGCGCGAGTTTGCCGCGCTTGCTCAATGTTAGCCAAGGAAATTTCGACACTTTGCTCAGAAAGTTCTACGAAAATTTCTTCGCCCCAATTTCTAAATCCGTCTACGTCCGGCGGAACATACGCAGACGCGCCGGCAGGTCCCTTAAGGTTTGTATCGGGATATGAGGTGTTGTTTCGAGACCACAACGGCAGTTGCCCGCCTTCCGTGAAGGAAATCGGAATAGACCCTTCCACCATTGCCGCGTCGAACGTCGGGACAACGTGTTTCATTTGGGTATGTTCCCAAAAGGCAGGGGCTAACGTCGTGTCTAAATTATCGCGCGGCGTCAAAGAGGCCGACCGTTGCAACGCAATGTAATTCCACATCGCGTTATAGGCTTCGATGTAGTCGCTATTAATAACAGCGCCAACAGGCGAATGCAGTCCCAAGGTTTTCAGAATGCCCGGATCAGTTTCTTGTCCGGGTGGGATAGCGTTGTAGACGTATTGGTCGAACCAAGGCACGACGGTAGTTCCGTCGCTTTCGGTTTGGCCGTTGTATGAACGGTCAATAGTTCCCATGTCTTGGAACCGATCAAAAGCGAGTTTTGGCACAAGATACGCCATAGCTGAAACCCGTACCGGGTTCAGCAGCATATCGGCAGTCTCAGCCATTTGCAGATTGATTTGGAGACGTGAGTTCATCACGCCATCCTCCCGCAGCAGCGGAATCATTTTAAGAGGCACGAGTTTGCCGCCGAAACTAGACGTTACGACGCTAACAGCGTCTGTACGCATTGTGCGTTGATGCGCGACAGGGCCGCGCTGATAATTTTCGGGCCAGACTTGTGTTGGCCGAATAGCTGTTGAGTGTTGTTTTTGCATCTGTGTTTTCCTTTTCTACAGACCGCCGGTACCGCGTTTGCGTCCGGTATTGATTGGCGGATCGAAGTTTTCGCCGCCACGTTTGTTGCCAGAGGTGAAGATACCTTGGCGGAAAAGGTTTTCTAAAACCTTATCCGCTTGCATGGTAACGGCAGCTTCACCAGTTAATTCACCTTGGAATTCTGTCATGTCGCCAGCCGTTAACATTTGGCCTTCATCAATGCCATAACGATCTAACACATGCTTAAGCGCCCAAACCGTATCACCAGTAGGTAAACGGACTTGGACGCGGTGATCTTGAGCAGGGAATGTAGCGCCGCCACTATAGGGAACGTCGCCTTCTTTCAAAAACCCAGTTTCTTCCGAAGTTTTTTCAGTCGTAGCCGCCGCTGCGCGCAG